GACGGTGAAGGCGCTCGTGCCGTTCTGGCCGTCGGCGCCGTCGGTGCCCGCTGGACCCTCCGCGCCGGGCACGTTCACAATTTCTGTCTCGGGACACGGGCACGGGGTGCAGCACGATTCAATTCCAATCATAAAAGTCTTTCTCAATCCCGGTATTCCGGGGTTGCTCTCTTATCCGTCTTAAAGCACCGTTAGTCAATGGCACAAGCGACCTTCGAGAAATACGGCTTCGATTGGAACGTAGGCACGGACGCGCTGGAGATCGAGATGTACATGATCCGCGAGAGCAAAAACCTGTTCCACCATTACCGCGAACTTCACCGATTACTATGGGCAGACCACGCCGAGCACAAATGGACCGATCTTGTCATCAAGGAATTCACTGATCTCATCGAGAAACGCAAACGCGGCATGGTTGGGCTGATTGGTCCCGCAAGCACCGGAAAAACTTTCAGCGCGATCAAATTTGCGCTATCGCATTATTTTGTTTACCCGGAAGAAACCGCGGTGCTTATCACGACGACAACAATACAAAAGCTGGACTTGGGCATATTTGGTGAAGCGAAGAAACTGTTCACGCAAGCGCGAGACCAGTGGGAAGGAGTGCCAGGTGTGGTGTTGGATTATAAGCGGTGCATCACAACAGATTCCGACGTTCGAGACATACGTAAGGGCATCATCGGGATTGCATGCTATAAAGGCGACCAGTGGATTGGTATTGGTCCATTTGTAGGAATCAAGAACAAATACGTATTCCTCATCGCAGACGAGGCCAGTCTATGCGACATCAGCTACCTTCGAGCGACGGCGAACTTGGGACAAAACGAACATTTCTATTTCGTACCCATCGGCAACCCTGTCAATGGAGAGCATACTCCACTTGGGCAGGCATGCGAACCGGACGGGGGTTGGGCAAGCGTCAAAGACATCATAGTGACAACGGTGTGGGACGCGAAATATCCAAAAGGAAGGTGTATCAACTTCGTCGGCACTGATTCACCGAATTTCAACACACAAGGAATCAAATATCCTTTCCTGATCGACCAAGAGCGAATAAACGACACGCTCAAGTTCTACGGACCTCATTCCGAGGAATTTAATGCAATGTGCATCGGGGTCATGCGCCCAGGCGAGGATTCGCAGCGCGTTTTGACCAAGCAACTGTGCGAGATCCACAAGGCATTCGATAAAGCGATGTGGAAAGGCGTGAAACGCATCAAGATTTATGCGATTGACGCCGCGTACGGCGGGGACCGATGCGTGGGCGGCTGGATTGAGTTCGGAGAGGATGCCGATGGTCGCCAAATCGTGCGCGTTGAGCATCCGCATGTCATCAAGGTCGGCATGAAACGCGGCGCGGAACCGGAGGACGAGATCGCGGCGCAGGTTCAAGCCGATTGCTTGGCTGAAGGCATCCCGGTTGAGAACATATTCTACGATTCAACTGGGCGCGGCACGCTCGGGGCCGCGTTTGCCCGTGTGTTCGGGAATATCATCCCGGTTCCGGTCGAGTTCGGTGGTCGCCCAAGCACGAGGCCAGTGCGCCTGGACCTTTACATCGTGGATCAACAGACCGGACAGCGCCGATTAAAGCGGTGCGATGAAGAATACGGCAAGCGCGTCACGGAATTTTGGTTTTCAGTGCGTTGGTTGGTCGAGAGCGAACAGCTTCGAGAGCTTCCAGAGAGTGTCGCCAAGGAATTCTACATGCGCGAGTGGGGCTACGTGGCAGGCAGCAAACGCGACGTTGAACCGAAGGATAAAACCAAGCAACGCATTGGGCGCAGCCCCGACGAAGCTGATTGGTTGGCCACGGCAATCGAAGGCGCGCGCCAGCGCGGGTTGCAGATCCAGAAACTCGGCGCAGACAAGTTCACTGAGTCCGGTCCCTCGTGGTTGGCCGATCTAAACGCCAAGCACCAAAAGATGATGGCCGAGAAGCGCCTGAAATATGCCGCTTGATAAATGCTCGCAAAGGAAGGATAAGGCATTGTGCCTCTTAGGAATTTCAACACGGTGCCACCAGGCGGGTGGCGCTACACACAAACGGCACCCAACGGCACGGTGAAATCCTGGGCGTCGATGAACGATGCGTGGAGCGTGGCTAAAGAGATTGCGGACTTCCGCACCGGCAACGGGTTGGCTAGAGCAACACCCAAGGAAGCGTTACACGACATCGAGGAAGCTACCTGCCAACGATTGCATGACGATCCGAACTGGTGTGTCCCTGCTCAAAAAAAAACAATGGTCCGGGCAGCAATCGACCGCCTGTCAAACAGTGTAAAGGCTGTGGGAAGAGGAAAAAGAATCCTCGTTGACTGGCTTGGCACAGGCGCAAAACCAGTCACCATCGGAATCGCGCAACGACGAGCAAACGTCTGCTTTGACTGCGAGCATAATCGCGACGGTCATAGCTTCCTTCGACTGACCGCCGACACCGTGAGAGCTATCGCTGAACAGATGCACGAAAAAGAACAGTTGAAACTGCGCGTTCAAGACGAAGAAAAACTGCACGCCTGCGAAATTTGTCTATGCCCTCTGCCTCTAAAAGTGCATGTGCCATTGAAAACGATTCTCGAACACACTGACGAAGAAACATTGAACGCATTCCCAAATCATTGCTGGATAGTTACCGAACAACCCACCCAAACCGTATGACCCAATCCCTGCTGGTAGCCCTTCCATGTCACCTTGGCGACTTCGACCAAGCCGAATCGTTGATGAAATGGATGATTGAGCTTGGCCCGATGCGCGAGCACAACCTGTTGCTCTCCGCTGACGGCGAAGTGCCGCAAGAACGCGTGAAGGCGTTGCTGGACGTGGCCCGGCCGCATTTCAACAGCGTCGTGGCCATGATCGTGCAAACCGGAATCAAAGGCTGGCCCGCCGCCGCCAACCTCATGTTCCGGGCGACAGCAAGGCAGATTTGGGACCGTTACAAACTTCCGTGGCTTTGGCTAGAACCGGACGCAGTACCGTTACGCGAGGGTTGGCTGGACGCGATTGGGGAAGCGTATCAGCGCAGCCCTCGCCCGGTGCTCGGACACATCCTAGACGCTGAGCGACACATCGACGGATTGCCCGACCGATACGTGGCAGGCGTGGCCGTTTATCCGCAGGACTTGTTTGCGATTCTCTCGAAGCAATGGACCAATCCGATGTTCACCGGCCCCACCAAACCGAATCCAAAGCTCTCGATGGAACAACGGGCGCTGAACGTACGAGCGTGGGACATGGTATTCTCCGAAACACTGGTTCCTCGGGCGCACAACACGCCGCTCATTCAGCACTGGTGGGGAACAGAATACGGTATGGCCCCGAAATTCGTCACACTTCGCACCGAGGCTGATCCGGTGAACGCGGTGACACTCGATCTCGTTCGGAAAGAGGCGGTGCTGTTTCACCGAGTCAAAGACCTCGCGGGATTCTTGGCGCTCTGGCGAACGCGCCTTGAATATCAGAAGGCAGTCCTCGTGGATTCGATACGGCAACCGGGCGAATCCAGCGCGGCGATTGACAAGGCACTTGGCCCAACCATCAGCGCACCAAAACGTAAAGGAAACCCGAATTGGAGAAAGAAAGAACCTGAATTGGCCACCGCATGAGCGCTACTACGGAACGCAGAAAAGCGTACATACGGGCATGGATACAAGCGAACATAGAAAAAGTTCGCATGCAAGACGCCGCGAGAAAACGAGAGAAACGAAAAGATCCTTCTTTCCGAGCTAAACACAATGAATGTCAACGAAAATGCTGGCACAATCGCAGTGCAGCACAGAAGCAGAAAAATACGCAATATCACAAAGACTGGCTTGCCGCTCATCCAGACTATAAAACCCAACAACTTGCCAGAGTTCGTGCTTCATACGACCCAGTAAAAATGCGTGAAAAACGCGATACTCGAAGGCCAAAAATACGAGCCAGTCTCCGCGCTTATTATCGCAAGAACAAAGAGCGATTCTTTGCCGCTGCTCGAATACGCAGGGCGTTGAAAAAGGCCGCCGCCGTTAATCTCGCTGGCATCCAAGAATTCGTTCGCGCTGTTAAGGCAAAACCTTTCTCGATTTGTTATTACTGCCATGAACGAGTGCCACTGAAGCGAATCCATTTTGACCATATCATACCGCTCTCAAAGGGTGGCGCACACGCGGTTGAAAATTTGTGCGTGGCATGCAGCGCATGCAACTTGAGCAAAGGCGCAAAGCCAATGATTGAATGGGCTAGAACGTACGCCTCGCAACAACTTTTGAATCTATGAGTGCAACCGCGCAACGCGTGAATGATTTGGTGGCTGATATGAAAAGGGCGGACGAGATCCGTGCGCCCAATCGTGCCGTAATCCAACGTCAATTTAACGGGGAACCTCCTTATACTCCCGGTCAGGTGTCGGAAAATAAAATAGATGTAAACCTGAACACCAAGACCGGCACAAATCTTCTGCTTCAAGGGAATCGCCAATGGTGCAACGCCTTCACGAAGCCCGCTCGATATTTCCACGTCTCTCTTGAGGACGCTCCGGTGGACAAAGGGCCAGGCTGGTCAACGACCATCACCAAAGAGAGCAACAAAATCCTCAAGCGCAGCCGCCATTACTTCCATCAGGTGCGCTCGACGGGCGGTGGCGTGATGCTGACCGGCGTAGGGCCAAAGCTGTGGACCGCGTTCGACGATTGCTGGTGCCCGTACTTCGTCGCCATCGAAGATTTGCTGATACCGAGCGATACCGAGGTGACGATGGATATGGAACACTTCGCAGTGCGCCGCGGGATGAGTTATTGGAGCCTGTTCAGCAAGACGCTGAAGAAAGGCAAGAATATTGATCCCGGTTGGAACGTGAAAGTGGTAAAATCCATGCTGGCCTCAATCAAGGACCGGGAGACAACCGAACAGCAATGGGATTGGACCAATGCACCAGAGAAAGCCGCTGAACTCATCAAGCAAAACGCGACATATTGGAACAGCGACGCCATCCCGAAGATTTGGTTATGGGACTTTTACAGTCGCGACGACGAGACGGGCGACTGGAACTTGCAGATTATACCGGACGAAAATTGGACGGCGAGCTATGGCACAGCGAACGAACCGCTGGATTTCGTTTACAACAGCAAGAATCCGGTAGCAGATTCGCTCGACAAAATCCTGCACGTCCAATTCGGAGACGGAAATGTTAAACCCCCGTACTTTTACCACAGCATCCGGTCGCTCGCCTGGATGCTGTTCGACCTGTGCCAAGTGCAGGACATGACGTTGTGCCGATTCATCGGAAAAGTTTTCGAGGACATGATGCTGCTTTTAAGGGTGCAAGATCCTTCAGACAAGGCAGCGGTGGACAAGATTTATTTCGGACTGCGCTACGGCTTGCTACCTGAAGGAATCGGCTTCGTCAAACGTGAGGAGCGTTATCAGTTCGACCCACAGTTGAGCCAGTTACTCATGGCGCAGTTGAAGCAGCACATGGGCGAGAGCGCCTCCAGCTACACGCAGGACATCGACACCGGCACAGAGAAAGAGCGCACAAAATTCGAGGTGCAGGCGCTCCTGGCGCAGACCAGCGCGCTGCTCAGTTCGCTGTTAAACAACGCCTATATCCAGGCAGAATTTGAATACCGCGAGATTTGCCGGCGGCTGTGCTTGAAGGGCACGCGCGACAAGGACGCCAAGGAATTTCAGAGGAAATGCAAGGAACAGGGCGTGCCCGAGAAATGGCTGGACGTTGAGCGTTGGGAAATCCGGTCAGAACAAGTTATCGGCGGGGGCAGCAAGCAGCTTGAATTGGCGAGCGCTCGCGGGTTGATGGAACTGCGACCGTTCCTTGAACCGAGCGGACAGCAACGGGCGCTGCATAAAATGGTGCTGGCGTTGACAGATGACGATGGCGAAGCGGACGAGCTTGCGCCGATCAAACCGAACAAGATTACCGACACGGTGTTTGATGCAGCGTTGGCGTGGGGGACGCTGATGACCGGGCAGCCGATGCCGGTGCGAGAAGGCGACAGTCATCGCGAGGTCATCGAGACGGTGCTACGGATGATGATGATGCGCATGCAGCAGATCATGCAGAGCGGAGGCGTCGGCACACCGCAGGACGTGGCAGGATTGAGCAACGCGGCGGCGTATGTCGGGCAACACATTCAGTTGCTCGCCCAGGACGAATCTGAGGCACAGCGTGTAAAACAATACGGTGATGTACTCGGGAAAATCGGGAACGAAGTCAAAGCGATGGCGCAACGCCAGCAGGAGATGGCCGCGCAACAGAACGGGGGTTTGGACGAAGAAACCAAAGCCAAGATTGCAGGTCAAGCCGCACTCACGCAACAGAAGCTACAGGCGAAGGCAGCGGCAGACGCAATGAAACTCCAGCAGAAAGACGCCGCGTTCCGGCAGAAGCAGCAGCACGAGATGGAAAAGACGCGCGCCGACATATTCGTTTCCGGTGTAGAAGGCGTTACCGAAGCGCAAGGCGTCCACGCCAAGACCGCAGCGGAAGTGCGAGCGATTGAGAAACGCGCTGAGGCCGAAGCTGCGAACAAGACCTCCGAGGAATAAAAACCCCACCCGACGCGATGCGGGTGGGGAACCATAGGACTAACCACACTGCAATGAACTGTCTCGAAGCTCACATTTCCATTGCGCTTCGTCAACCAGATTTGCTACAAGCGGGCATGTTCTTGGGCATTCGTTCTCGTCATTGCATCTCTCCTGCCCAGGACAGTTCGCGTCGGCGGCTCATAATCGCACCGCGAGCAGTGGCGAGAACAAATGTCCACTCTCCCGAATCCAGCAATCGCACGACAAGTCTAGAAAAACGAACAATGGTTCTGCTTCCAGATTGGTTGCAAAGCTACGGTTACAAGGCGATTCGCCGCCCGAATGGGTATACATAATCTATTCGGGCCATGCGCCTGCCCCGCTCTATTCGTGACGCCCAAGCGCAACGCGGTAATCTGGTGCTCAGGCGCGTATAAAGAGCCGTCGCCGTTCCCCGGGCCGGTCGTGTGGGTGAGCGTGATATTCGCGAACCGCGCCAAGGAAGTGGCCGAGAGGATTGCGTTGCTCACGTTGAATTGATCGGAGGTGATGTGCAATGGACAAAACCCAGTATCCGGTGCCGGGAGATCCTTGGGTGTAATTTCGCGGGCGCAGCGACCCGCTTTGGCGGGCGGACGTGGCAGAGACGCAGGGCGGACACTGCCTGGCCGAAAGGTCTCATGACGGTCCTCCATGCGCTGCGCTCGCGAATATCTATTGACACGGCGCGGCCCTCGGCGCATGATTTTGGTGCTCTGAACGAGCTTGCACGTTCGCTCTGAGTTGCACTTGCGGTTTACTTCAGCCATCATACTTTTGCGCTCGGCTGGGGCTTTGGCCTCGGCCCAGGTAGCATCCTTCCTCGCTCAACGGGCGTGCAAGGCCGAGCGCACTTCTTTTCCATGAAGCGCGGAACACCAGACCATCCTAAAGTTTCGCACCTCGCAACCCTACTTAACATCAACCGCGCTTGGGCCATTGGTATCCTCGAAGCACTATGGCACTTTGCGGCCAGGTACGCCCCACAAGGGGACATTGGAAAACACCCTGATTCAGTCATCGCAAAGGCAGTGTACTGGGAGAGGCCCACAGGTGAGAGGGGAGTGAAGGCTGAGTGCAAGCTGAGTGCAGCCCTAGTGGAAGCCGGGTGGCTGGATACGTGTCCAGTTCACAGACTAATAGTGCATGACTGGTGTGACCATGCAGATGAGGCAGTTACAAAATATCTGTCGAGACACGGTCTCTCCTTTGTCGAGACTGCGGCATCCCGCCTAGCCATAGCCATAGCCAAGCCAGTGCCAGTACAGACCGGACCGACATTTGACCAAGCAAAAGGCTGGTTAGCCGACTGGATTAAGAACGGTGCGACCTACACCGAATATGAGACCCGGGGGGCTTTTCTCGCTCTGCAAGCAAACGGATGGATGTGGGGCAGGAATCCGATAGCTGACCCTCGGGCTGCTTTAGAGAGACAAATCCAAACTGACAGGCAAAAAAATGGAACCAATGCAAAAACTGGTGGAAGGGGCGTTGACCGTAATGCAGGAACCGCCAACGCAAAGCGAAGTGGTCAATACGACGGAGTGGGCAAAGTTCCTTGAGTTCAAAATCGAGGGCGATTCACGAACAGAGGCGCAGTTGACCCGAATGGTGGAAATGACGGCGCGATTTATGAAGGCAATTAAAGCGCAACGGTCGCCACGCTGGTTGAGTTTCCTTGGCACCTCGGGGGCTGGCAAAACCCATCTGGCCCGAAAGGTCTGGTTGTGGTTCAAAGGGTCGTCGTTTTTTAACGCAGAAGTGAATCCTTCGACAAAGGAAATTTACTATCCAGGTTCGTGGGTGTTCTGGCCCAACTTGGCTTCAGACCTTTTGAGCAATTCCGGTTACGGACAACTGGAAGATTTGAAGAATGAAAAGTTCGTGGTGCTCGATGAGATTGGAGCTGACCGAGACCCAAGCGGCCACGTTCGAGATTGTCTTGCGCGATTGCTTTCCGCCCGGGTTGGAAAGTGGACCGTTCTCACGAGCAACAAGACGCTTGGCGACATCGAGCGCGACATTGACGCCCGAATCAGCAGCCGAATCATTCGCGACGAGAACCTGCTGGTGGACGTGGACGTGCCGGATTACGCGCTGAGAAAGGCACCATGAACACGCATCTAGTTCATACGTCCTCATGCCCGACCTGCGGATACGTGGTGGACCGGGCATCGAACAATCCACAGAAATCGGAGTCGAGGAATCCGGTTCCAGGCGACATTTCCGTTTGCTGGCAGTGCGGCGCAATCAATCAATTCACACCGGGCTTGCAGCTTATCCCGCAACCGTTGCATGAGCTAAGAGCGGACGAACGGAACGAGGCAATGCGCCTTTCTGAGAGCATTCGGAGATACCACCGGGAGGCAATGAATAACCATGACCTCGACGCATGAATCGGCGCGGTGGAAGGGCGGCGGGCGGGCGCACAAATCCTATGACTGACGAACAGGTTGCCAGCATGTTACGGGCGATTGAGCATGCGGCGGAGACTTTGAATCGCGAAGGCTATGAGATTCCGTACGGCGAACCAACGCAAGCCGCGCTCGACGTGCGATTCCTCTTGGCGCACATCGCGGCCATGAACATGCGCTCGCCAAAGACCACGGCGCGGGAAGGACGTGAGGGATGACTAAGCAACAAGCACTTCAGAACAAATGGTTCGGCGTTCCAACGTCCAAGTCGGAAGCCGACATATTCACTTCTACGAGGCCATTATGCCTGTGTTGCGGTAGTGATTTATTGGTGGCGTTGGTCCGTCCTCCGATAGCCGTATGGCGCGTGCACTGCAATTCTTGTGGATCGGAGGTTCCGATTGCCGTGATGCTGAACAACGAGGCATGGCGAATGACAGCACAAATCAAATGACCACGCCCACCGTCGAGACCATGCGCCGCGAGATTGACGTGGCCCGTGCTGGGTCGCATATCGTTGCGTTGTCAGGCGGAAAAGACTCGTCAGCTATGGCGCTTCGGCTCATGGAAATCGAGCCGCGCGATTACCGTTTCTGTATTACGCCCACGGGTCGCGAATTGCCAGAGATGGACGCGCACTGGAAACGCCTTGAGTGTTTGTTGGAACGGCCATTGGTACGGGTTCCAGGGCCATCGCTCGTGGATGCGATTGTGGCAAAC